CGCGACGGGCTCGAGCACCTGTCGGCGTACTTCGACGCCCTGCTCGCCGACCTGTCCCCGGCCAGGCGCAAGGTGGTGGCGCGCAAGATCGGCATGCGGCTGCGGCGGCTCAATGCCCGGCGCATTGCCGCCAACGTCGAGCCCGACGGCGGCGCGATGGAAGCGCGCAAGAGCCGGGCCCGGCAGCAGAAGCACCGGCCCGGCCGGGGCCGGCGCATGTTCCGCGAGATCGCCAAGGCCCGCAACTTGCGCGTCCGGCCCTCGCCCGATGGCGTCGAGCTCGCCTTTCCCGGCGCGATCGGGCGCGTCGCGGCAGAGCATCACTTCGGGCTCGAGGGCTACGTCGGCAAGACCCGTGCCGGCCGCACGATCCGCGCGCGCTACCCGGCGCGCCGCCTGCTCGGCTTCGGGCCCGAGGATCTCGATGCGGTGGCCGACGAGGTGCTCGCCTGGCTCGACCGCGACTAGCGCAAGGTCAGGCCGATCACCACGACGTAGAACGCCGCGGCCAGCAGCATGCCCGCGACGTCGCGCAGCCGCATCCGGCCTAGCCGCCGGCGCACGACTTGCCGCGCGGCCAGTAGCGATCCCAGCGGACGGCGGCGCCGGAGGCGATCAGCGCGCAGGCGAGATCGCGGCCGTCGGCGAGCCGGCCCTCGATCACCGCGCGGCCGTATGGGTCGCGGTAGCGGACCGTGTAGCTGAATCCGCCGGCGACGAGCCGGTCGAGCGCCGCGCGCGAGCGCTCGCCGTCCATCTCGCCGCACGGCGCCGCGGCGCGGCAGCTGCCGTCGAGCTCGCGCGCGTTGACGCCCTCGATGCGCAAGTCGGCGCCGGCGCAGATCACGTCGTCGCCGTCCTTAGCCACCGGCTCGGCGCAAGCGATCGACACCGCCAGGAGGAGGAGCGCGGACATCGCGTCAGCGTAGCGGACGCGCTCCCTGTTGTAACCGCCCGGCGATACAACAGCCGCGCCTCGCCGCCGCCGCGCGCCGCGCGCGATAGCTGCCGGTCATGCCGGGCTCCATTTCCACCTCGACCGCGGTCGACCTGTCGCGGCTGCCCGCGCCGGACGTCGTCGAGGCGCTCAGCTTCGAGACGATCTACGCGGCGATGCGCGCCGAGCTGGTCGCGCTCGACCCGACGCTCGATGCGCTGACCGAAAGCGATCCCGCGACCAAGGTGCTGCAGGTCGCCGCCTACCGCGAGCTCGGGCTGCGCCAGCGGGTCAACGAAGCCGCCCGCGCGTGCATGGTCGCCTACGCCGCCGGGGCCGACCTCGACCAGCTGGCGGCGGTGTTCGGCGTCACCCGGCTCGAGCTCGAGCCGGCGGACGAAGAGGCCGGCACCGCCGCGGTGATGGAAAGCGACGAGGATCTGCGCCGGCGCGTGCTGCTGGCGCCCGATTCCTACTCGGTGGCCGGTCCGCGCCACGCCTACGTGTTCCACGCGCTGAGCGCCGACGGCGACGTGCTCGACGCGTCGGCCGTGAGCCCCGCGCCGGGCGAGGTGGTGGTCGCGGTGCTATCGCGGCTCGGCGACGGGACCGCTTCGGCCGAGCTGCTCGACGCGGTCGAGGCAGCCGTCAACGGCGACACCGTCCGCCCGCTGACCGACCAGGTCACGGTCCAGTCGGCCGAGCTGGTGCCGTTCGCCATCGAGGCCGAGCTGACGCTCTACGCCGGGCCCGACGCGCAGCTGGTCGAGGACACCGCGGCGGCCGCGCTCGACGCCTGGCTCGCCGCCAACCGCCGCATGGGCCGCGACGTGCCGCGCTCGGCGCTGATCGCCGCGCTCCACGTCGCCGGGGTGCAGAAGCTCGAGCTGCTCTCGCCGGCGGCCGACGTCGTCGTCGGCGAGCTGCAGGCGCCGGCGCCCGGCGAGATCACCCTGACGCTCGCGGGGACCGACGAATGACCGGCGCCCGGGCCGCCGCCGGCGGCAGCGCGGCATGACCGCCTCGCTGCTCCCGCCCAACGTCACCGCGGCCGAGCGCGCGCTCGAGGGCGCCGCCGCGCGCCTCGAGGACGTGCCGGTGCCGATCCGCGCGCTGTGGAACCCGGCCACCTGCCCCGCCTTCCTGCTCCCGTGGCTGGCCTGGAGCCTGTCGATCGACATCTGGGACAGCGCCTGGTCGGAGCCCGAGAAGCGCGCGGCGATCGCCGGCGCGATCGAGGCCCAGCGGCGCAAGGGCACGCCGGCCAGCTTGCGCGCCGTGCTCGATCGCTTCGACCCGATGCTGCGCCTGGTCGAGTGGTTCGAGGACCGCGACGTGCTCGACCCCTACACCTTCCGCCTCGAGATCCCGCTCAGTGCCGAGACCGAGGTCGCCTACGACGAGGCGCTGGTCACCGCGCTGCTGCGCGACATCGCCGCGGTCAAGCCGCTGCGCGCGCACATGGAGGCGGTCCACGCGCTGCGCCTGCGGGCCGGCGCCTACCTGATCTCGGGCGCCGCGCTGGCCGGATTCGAGCGGTTCGACGCCGACGTCGATCTCGACGCGCCGCTCGATCCGATCTGGGCCGGCTACCTGCAGACCGAGAACGGCGAGCCGGTGGCGGACCCTGACGGCGCGTTTCTGGAGACCGCCTGATGGACCCGCTCACCCTCGTCATCACCAGCGCCGGGCTCGACAAGCTGGTCGACGCCGAGAACGGCGACACCGATCCGATCGTCATCACCGAGATCGGGCTGAGCGCGGCCGCGGTCGACGCGGCGCCGACGCTCGAGGCATTGCCGGGCGAGTTCAAGCGGCTCGCCGGCGTCTCGGGCCAGTCGGTCGCCGCCAACGTCATCCACATGACCGCGCAGGATGTCAGCGCGGACATCTACGACTTGCGCTCGATCGCGCTGTACCTCGCCGACGGGACGCTGTTCGCCGCCTACGGCCAGGCGGACCCGATCTTCACCAAGGTCTCGATCGCCGCGTTCCTGGTCGCGTTCGACGTCGCCTTCAGCGGCGACATCGCCGATTCGATCGAGTTCGGCGACGCCACCTTCCTCTACCCGCCGGCGACCGAGACGGTGAAGGGCGTGGCCGAGCTCGCCACCCAGCCCGAGACCGACGCCGGCGCCGACGACTCTCGCATCGTCACCCCGCTCAAGCTGAAGAACTTCATCGACCCGATCATCGCCGCGCTCGAGGCGATCTACGACGCGGCGATCGCCGCGCTGACCGGGCGGACGATCACCGGCGCCGGCCTCGCGACCGGCGGCGGCGACGCCTCGGCCAACCGCGTGATCACCGTCGCCGCGGCGAGCCTGGCCGAGACCAACGCCGGCGCGATCGGCGACAAGGCCGTCGTGCCGTCCGGCCTCGCCACGATCCTCGGCAACATCGCCGCGCTGTTCGCCCGCACGATCGCCGGCGGCGGCCTGGTCACCGGCGGCGGCACCCTCGCCGCCGACCGCACGCTAACGGTGACCAAGGCGACCGGCGCCGAGGTGCTGGCGCGCCTGCTCGACACCGCCGCGGTGACCCCGCTCGGCCTCGCCAGCCTGATCTCCGACAGCCAGTCGGGCGGCGTCCAGGTGCTGAACGTCGGCGGCGTGATCGTCCAGGCCGGCAGCGGCACCCTCGCCGGCGACACCTCGACCACCGTCACCTTCCCGGTCGCCTACTCGAGCCTGTGCAAGTTCGTCTGCGCCGGCGCGTCGACCAACGTCACCACCGAGGGCTCGATCGCCAACACCGGCAATTCGCTGACCCAGGGCTCGGTCGTCAACAACGGCAACGAGAGCGCGTCGTACGCCTGGATAGCGATCGGAAAGTGACCATGAAGGCCCTCTACAGCCCGTCCGCCCGCGGCTTCTTCTTCGCCGGCATCCACCCCGCCGAGGCCATCCCGGCCGATGCCGTGGCGGTCGCCCCCCGGCGCTATCGCGAGCTGCTCGCCGCGCAAGCCGACGGCGCCGAGATCGTGCCCGACCCGGCGACCGGCCGGCCCGCGATCGCGCGGCCGAGGCGCGACCGCCGCGCCGAGCTGCGGCGCGCGGTCAAGCGCGAGGCGGGCCGGCGGATCGAGGCGGTCTCGCCGGTCTGGCGCCAGCTCAACGACATGCGCGACCCGACGCACCCGGGCGCAGCCGCGCGCTTCGCCGCGATCGACGCGATCCGCGCCGCCTCGGCCGCGATCGAGGCCGAGATCGCCGCGCTGCCCGCGGCGGCGGCCGAGGCCTTTTCCGTCGCCGCCCATCCCGCCTGGCCCGCCGAGGAGACCGCCTGATGGCCAAGATCACCGATCTGCCGGCGATCGACCCGGCCGCGATCGACGGCAGCGAGACCGTGCCGGCGGTGAAGGACGGCGAGATGGGGCGCGCGACCGTCAGCGAGCTGCTGCAGCCGATCGTCGACGTGGCCACCACCGCCGCCGAGGCCGCTCACGCGCTGACCAATTTCCGCGACACGCTGGCCGCGGGCGTGGCCGATTTCGCGGTCGGCGAGTATTTCAGCAGCGCCGAGACGGGCGAACTGCGCATCTACAAGCGGATCGCCGACGCGCCGTTCTACGTCGACCAGGGCGACGCCGCCGCGCCGCTCACCAAGGCGAAGCTGGGCGCGGACGCCGGCTTCACGCTGATCAAGCACAGGCCGCAAGAGGAGGGGACCTTTGCGCGAACCGCGGCGCAGCGGGCGCTTGCCGGCATCGCCGACGACGGCGCGACGTATGTCAACCACTGGATCGATCCCGATCTCGACCCGTATATCGCGCTCAACAACGGCACGGTCGACACCGACCTCACGCCGGCCTTCCACGCGGCGCGCGACACGGCCTGGGGCGGGATCACGCGGGGGCGAACCGGCGCCGTAAGGGCGCCTTCCGGGTTCTACTCGGTGGGCGAGACCGTCGAAATGGGGCTCAACGGGCTCAAGTTTCTGGGCGGGCCGCGCACCTACATCAAGCAGATGGCGGTGTTCGAGGACCCGCTCTTCGGTGTCGATGCCGACGTCGAATATCCCCGCATCGTCTCCTGCGACTGGACGCATTGGGGCGGGTACGTCCGTAACAGCGTGGTCCAGAACCTCATCGTTTACGGCAATGGCAGCAACAGCGTCGCGTTCTGGGATCGGGGGGTGTCCAATTCCGAGCGGTCGCGGCTCATTGCGCGCAACGTCGGGGGCGCGGTGCTGGCGGCACATGCGGGCGTCGACAGCTATTACATAGGCATCCAGTCGCTCATTCGCGCCGAAGGCCTGAGCACCGAGGCGGTGCCGGATTACGGGGTCATCGTCGGGCGCGCCCAGGTCGGCGACCCGGAATTGGTCGGCTTCTCGGCAACGACGCAATGCCGATTCTTCGTCCGCATGGAGGAGGTGCGCCTTTGGGCGCTCCTGCTGCGCTACTCCGACACCAACAGGTTCGCCGGCATGGCCGAGTCGCTGGAGGGGGGCGCGGTGCTGATCGAGGCCCCCAGCCTCCGCAACGTGTTCGAGCAGTTCTATTGCGAAGCCAACGCCGGGCTCGATTGGGACATTTACGGCAACGAGACGGTCGTCGGCGATCAGTGCACCAGCTACAACGGCGGCCCGACGACGAGCATTCGCATCCGCTCGGGCGCGAAGAAGACATCGATCCGCGATTGCGGCAACACTCTCACCGTCATCGACATCGACGCCGGCGCCGAGGATACGTTCCTGCAGAACCTCGTCACGCGCCAGATCAACGACAGCGGCACACGGACCCAGCGCACCGGCTTCATCTACCAGCACGCCGTCAGCACTTCGGTGCTGCATAGCCAGACCTTCGGGAACGTAGCCGACAGCAACGCCAAGGCGCTCGACTGGTACGAGGAGGGCACGTTCACCCCCACCTTCACCGGGTCGTCCGGGGCCGGGACGCTGGGCGCTTACGCCATTCAGGATGCCAAGTATCAACGCATCGGCAACGCGGTCCGTTTTCGGATCGCGCTTCGGCCCGGAACCGTCACCGCGGCCCCATCGGGCAGCCTGCTCATCGGCGGCCTGCCGTTTACGGCGGCCGCCGGCCAGAACCAGACGGTCGTCGTTGGCGATCACAGCACGGTCAACCTTCCGGGAACGGCTACGCAGTTGAGCGCCACCGTTCTCGGAGGGACGACGACGATCGCGTTGCGCGCCTTGACGGACAACGCCGCCAGTCAGGGCATCGCCGGGAGCGACCTCGTCGCCAACACCACCACGGTGTTCCTGGCGGGTTGGTACGACGTTTGAGAAAGGAGCGGGCGATGCTCGAGAAGGACATTCAACTACGCGAAACCACGATTACCGACACCGGGGTCGTGCAGGTGCTCTACGACCAGGTGATCACGGAAGGGGGCGCCGAGATCAGCCGGGCCCCGCACCGCAAGAGCTTCATGCCCGGCGATGACGTGTCCGAGGAGCCTGGCCAGGTCCGGGTCCTGTGCGAAGCCGCGTGGACCCCGGACGTCGTCGCCGCGCATCGCGCCCGGCTCGAGCTGGCGGCCAGGTAGGGGCTAGGCCAGCGCGGGCCGGTCGGGCACGGGCATGACGGTGGTGGAGCCGTCGCGGTGGCGCATCACCGGGCCGGGATATCCCGGATAGACCGTTGCCCTGACCCGCCGCGCGATCTCGCCGCTCGGCATGTCGTCGGTGAGAACCTTGAGCGCTTCCATCTCCCGGTGGGTGTAGGGCTTGCGCGTCCAGTGCGTTCGCGCGCTCGGCAGGACTTCGCCGCGGACGACAACGCCCAGTATCTCGCGGAACATGCCGAGCATCGTGTGCATCGTCGCCAGCTTCAGCGTCTCGACCGTGTCCTCACGCGCCACCGGGAACCGGCGCTCGAGCACCACGCGGCCGGTATCGACCTTCGGCAGCATGTGGTGGCAGACAGCGCCATACTCGGGCGCTTCGTCGTAGAGCGCGAAGTTGTAACAGCCCGTGCCCGGATACTCGACGGACGCCGGGTGAAAGTTGATCGCGACGGGGAAGCGCGCGAGCTCGTCGGCCGTGACGATCCATGGCGACAGGAAGGAGATCAGCACACCGCCTGCTTGGCTCAAGCTCGCAGGCCGGGGATCCCCAACGAAGCCCTCGGCGATCTCGACGTGCGGCAGCGCCAGTTGCGCGACGCTCTGGGCTTCGCGGCTGAAGCGGTCGGTCTTGGTAAGTAGAACCACTCGCATGCCGGTACCCTAATGCATTGCGGACTCTAAGAAAAGTTCGCCTCGGCGCGCCCGGCGGCCCGCGGCCCCCGTTCGCCCGAGCGCCCGCCCTGTTGTAACCGCCCGCCGATACAACAGCGGCGGCGCGCATTGGCCGCGGCCGCGCGGCACAGTGCCGCGCCATGGCCGCCCGCACGCATCCGCACGACGAAGAGCCGGTCGATCCGGCCGCGATCTTCCGCGTCGGCACGATCGCCGCGGTCGACCTCGAGGCCGGCACCGTCGAGGTCGACACCGGCGACGTGCGCACCGCGCCGATCCGCTTCTCGACCGGCCGCGCCGGCGCGACGCGCATCTGGTCGCCGCCGACGGCCGGCGAGCAGGTGCTGCTGCTGTGCCCGGGCGGCGACATCGAGGGCGCCGTCGCCATCGGCGCGATCGCCCAGGACGCCTTCCCGCTCGCCGGCTCGACGCTGCGCGAGCTGATCGCCTTCGCCGACGGCGCGCTGATCGCCTACGATCCCGAGAACCACCAGCTCGACATCCAGCTGCCCGACGGCGCGAAGATCCGCATGGTCGCGCCCGGCGGGGTCGAGATCGAGGGCAACGTCGCGATCACCGGCGACGTCGCGATCGACGGCCAGGCCGATGTCACCGGCACCCTGACGGCCGACGAGGACGTCGTCGGCGGCGGCAAGAGCCTCAAGAGCCACAAGCACGGCAACGTCCAGCCCGGCGGCGGCCAGACCGGGGAGCCGCTCTGATGTCGGCGCTGTCGCCTTGCGGCCCGTCCAGCGCCGGCGTGAACAGGCGTTCACACGCCTCCGCCGAGGGTGTCGGCGGATGAAGGGCATGGACGCCCGCACCGGCCGCGCGCTCGAGGACGACGCCTGGCTCGCCCAGGCCGTCGCCGACATCCTGCTGACGCCGATCGGCACGCGGGTGATGCGGCGCGATTACGGCTCGCTGCTGCCGGCGCTGCTCGACCAGCCCCTCAACCCGTCGACCGGGCTGCAGATCTACGCCGCCACCGCCGGCGCGCTGCGCCGCTGGCTGCCCGAGCTGACGCTGCTGCGCTGTCACCTGGTCAAGGGCGCCAATGAAACCGAGGGGGGCGGCACCGCCGAGCTGGTGATCGAAGGCCACCGCACCGACCACCCTCCGCCCAACAGCTACACCCGCCTGACGCTGCCGCTGCCGCGGCTCAACTGACGCCAACCGACGAGAAGGACCCCCCGCATGTTCCACGGCATCAAGGTAGTCGAGCCGGCCACCGGCGCCCGCGCGCTGCAGATCGTCGCGACCGCGGTGATCGGGGTCGTGGTCACCGCGCCCGACGCGACGCCCGACGTCAAGGCCTCGGCCGCGATCGGCGTGGTGGCCAACAACAACGCGCTGACGCTGACGAGCAAGAAGGCCGGCGCCCTCGGCAACGCCATCACCATCGCCCTGGTCGATCCGCTGGCCAACGACGCCGCGCTCGACGTCGCCGTCGCCGGCGACGCGATCACCGTCAGCCTCGCCACCGGCGCCGGCGGCGCGATCACCACGACCGCGGCGCAGCTCGAGGCGGCGATCGAGGCCGACGCCGATGCCAACGCGCTGGTCGCGGTGGCGGCCACCGGCGCGAGCTCGGGCGCCGGCGTGGTCACCGCCGTGGCCGCGACCGCGCTGGCCGGCGGGGTCGACGAGCCGTTCCCGCTCGACCGCCCGGTGCTGGTGACCGATATCGACGCGGCGATCGGCAAGGCCGGTGACAGCGGCACCATGAAGCCGACGCTCGAGGCGATCGCCGACCAGGTGACGCCGGTCCTCGTGGTGGTCCGCGTGGCCGAAGGCGCCGACGCCGGGGAGACCGACGACAACGTGATCGGCGACGTCGTCGCCGGTGTCGGCACCGGCCTGCAGGCGTTGCTCGCGGCCGAGGCTGAAGTCGGCGTGCGGCCCCGCATCCTCGGCGCGCCCGGGCTCGACACGCAGCCGGTGGTCAACGAGCTGATCGTGATCGCGCAGCGGCTGCGCGGCTTCGCCTATGCCGCCGCGATCGGCGCCGACGAGGCCACGGCGGTGCTCTACCGCGGCAACTTCGGCGCGCGCGAGCTGATGCTCATCTGGCCCGACTTCAGCACCGGCGGCGCTTTCCCCGGCGACGCGGTCGCCCGCGCGCTCGGCCTGCGCGCCAAGATCGACGAGGGCATCGGCTGCCACAAGACGCTGTCGAACATCGCCGTCAACGGCGTCACCGGGCTGACCAAGGACGTCAGCTTCGACCTGCAGGATTCGAGCAACACCGCCGGCGTGCTCAACGCCGCCGACGTGACCACGATGGTCCGGCTCAACGGGTTCCGCTTCTGGGGCAACCGCACCTGCTCGGACGATCCGATCTGGGCGTTCGAGAGCCGCGTGCGCACCAGCCAGATGCTGCAGGACACGATCGCCGAGGGCCTCGCCTGGGCGATCGACAAGCCGCTCACCCCGCAGCTCGCGCGCGACGTGATTGAGACGATCAACGCGCTGTTCCGCCGGCTCAAGGGCGAAGGCCGCATCATCGGCGGCCAGGTCCTGCCGCTCGACGTCAACGTCAACACCGCGGCCTACCTCGCCGCCGGCCAGCTGGCGATCGACTACGAGTTCACCGACGCCGCGCCGCTCGAGGGTCTGACGCTCAACCAGCGCGTCACCGACCGCTTCTACGCCAGCTTCGGCGACCAGCTCGGCCGCCTGTGATCAACCCTCCGGAGTAACCCGCGATGCTGCCTGCCAAGCTCAAGAACTTCAACGTCTTCAACGACGGCGCGTCCTACCTCGGCGTCGCCAAGCAGCTCGAGCTGCCGAAGCTGAAGATGGCCGGCGAGGAGTACCGCGGCGCCGGCATGCTCGCCCCGGTCGACGTCGACCTCGGCCTCGAGAAGCTCGAGCTGACCGCGACCTACGGCGGCGTGGTCGTCGGCGTGCTGCGGCAGATGGGCCTCACCCGGGTCGACGGCGCGATGCTGCGCTACGTCGGCGCCTACCAGGGCGACCAGGGCGGCTTCGCGGTCGGCGAGCTGGTCACCCGCGGCCGCATCATGGAGCTCGACCCCGGCTCGGCCGAGGCCGGCGAGGACACCGAGTGGAAGGTGCAGTCGACGCTGTCCTACCTCAAGTGGACCTTCAACGGCACGGTGGAAGTCGAGATCGACGTCCTCAACGGCGTCTACCTGATCGGCGGCGAGGACCGTATGGCCGATGTCCGCGCGATCATCGGCGGCAGCGACACGCTCGGCGTCGGCGGCGGCAGCGGCATCGGCGGCGCGATCGGCGCCGCCGCGGGCATCGCCGGCTTCGTCGGCGGCTTCCTGGGTTAGCGCGCTGCCGCCCCGGTAGCGCAACACGAAACGAAGCGATCGAGTAGCCGAAGACGGTAGCGCAACACGAAACGAAGGACTGAACGATGGCCGAAGACACCGCGACCGCGAAGACCGCGCCCGTCACGCTCGCCAACCCCGTGCGCCGCGGCGACAGCGAGATCGCCGCCGTCGTCCTGCGCAAGCCGCTCGGCGGCGACCTGCGCGGCCTGACCCTGCAGGACGTGCTGCAGTCCGACGTCAACGCCCTGATCAAGCTGGTCCCGCGGATCTCCGACCCGCCGCTCACCGAGCAGGAAGTCGCCGCGCTCGAGGCCGACGACATCGCGGAGGTTGGCGGAACGATCTTCGGTTTTTTCATGACGCCGGCGCAGAAGGCGATGCTCGCGAGGCTGACGGGCTGACGGTCGAGGACCTGCAGGCGGACATCGCCGCGGTGTTCCACTGGTCCCTGCAGGAGCTGAACGCGCTGGGAATCGACGAGCTGAGGCAGTGGCGCGAGCGGGCCGTGGCCTGCTGGAACCGGATGCAGGGCAAGGAAAAGTGAGGGCCATCCCGCCCTTGGCCGACCGGGCGCGACGGAGGGCGAGACCTCCCGCGCTCAAGTAGCCGGAGGCGGTAGCGCAAACGCAAATGGACAACCGGCTCAACCTCGTCGTCAGCTTCGCCGAGAAGGGCCTCGCCCAGCTTCAGGGCGGGCTCAAGAATCTCGTCGGGCTCGGCAAGTCGGGCGGCCAGGCGCTGCGCGACATGGCGCGCGAGACGCGCGGCCTCGAGCGCGAGCTCGCGGGCGTCCGCCGCGAGCTGGCCGGCGCGTCCGGCAACGTCTCCAGCCTGATCGAGCGCGAGCGCGAGCTCGAGCGCCAGCTGCAGCGCACCAACGACCAGCTGCGCCGGCAGCGCGCGCTCAACCGGGTCGACGCCCAGGCCGCGGCGATGCGCGCCCGGGGCCAGGCGCTCGTCACCCGCGGTCGCGACAACGTCCTCGGCGGCGCGACGATGCTGGCGCCGCTGCTGCTGGCGACGAAGAAGGGCGCCGAGTTCTCGAGCGGGATGGTCGACATCCAGCAGAAGGCGGAGCTGACCAATGCCGCCACTGCCCGGCTCGCCGGCAGCATCCAGCGCATCGCCGAGGATTCCGCCCAGTTCCCCGAGGACGTCCGCTCGGGCCTCGACCTGCTGCTGGCACGCGGCATGGGCGTCGACGCCGCGACCGCCGCGATGGGCCCGGCCACACGCCTGGCGACGGCCTACAAGGTCGAGATCCCCGACGCCGCCGGCGCCGCCTTCGCCAGCCTGACCAACCTGAAGATCGCCGCGGGCGAGACCGGGCGGGTGTTCGACGTGATGGCCAAGGCCGGCAACGAGGGCGGCTTCGAGATCCGCGACATGGCGCGATTCTTCCCGTCGCTCACCGCGCAGATGGCCGCGCTCGGCGAGCAGGGCGTCCCCGCCGTCGCCGACCTGTCGGCCGCGCTGCAGGTGGCGATGCACACCGCCGGCGACGCCGACGAGGCGGGCAACAACATCGTCAACCTGCTGGCCAAGATCAACGCCCCGGGCACGATCAAGAAGTTCGAGGACAACTTCGGCATCAACCTGCCGGCGGCGATGAAGAAGCTGACCGACGCCGGCTACAGCTCGCTCGAGGCGATCGCGCTGATCACCGAGAAGGCGACCGGCGGCGACATGAAGAAGCTCGGCTTCGCCTTC